GATCGTCTGGAGCCGATCGCGGTCCTCGCCGCAGATCCCGTCCGCCGCCTCGACCACGTTGGGCTTCACGGACCAGCTCATCACGTCGATCAGGAGCGTCTTGTCCTCGAAGAAGAACTTGAGCTTGCTGTCCTTGCCGGACCAGAACGGAACGCCTGCCATTGTCGTCGTCTCCTACGCTTCGTGGGCTCACTGAGCCGTGATCTGCACCGTCTCGCCGTACTCCACCGAGAAGAAGATCTGCTCCATCGCGGAGCTGGTCTTCGCCTTCGCCGGCACGATGAACTTGCCGCTGTCCAGGTCGGCCTGCGAGTTCCACGCCTTCAGGTCCTGGATCTCCCAGGCGAGCAGGTGCGGCGTATGGTTCGGGTCGCGCGCCGAGGCGGCGACGAGCCCGCGGCCGAACCGGTCGATCGCCGCCACCACGTCGTTCTGGTTCAGCGGGACGTTCGGAGCGTCCACGTAGCTCCGGAGGCTCTTCGTGACCGCCGTGGCCATGTAGTGCCCCATCCGGCTCCGCGTGATGTTGCGGCGGCGCGGGTCGCTCGGCGCGATCGTGGTGACGCCTGCCTCGAAGGTGAACCCGCCGTCCTCCTCCGGGATGATCGTACAGATCCCGGCCGAAGTGTTCGAGCCGGCGCCCTCGCCGCGAGCCGACTCCAGCTCGATGATGCCGGCGAGCATCGCCTGGACCTCCGGGTCCTTCCACGCCGGGCTCGTGCTCGGCGCGGTCTGGGAGAGCACGGACGCCATGAAGGCGTCGCCGCCGACGAGCCGGAGCGTGCCGTCCACGTCGTCGTAGATCCGGACCCAGGAGTCCACGTAGACGCAGCCCTGGTCCCGGTAGTTCGCCACGTCAGTCTGCGCCTGCGCGAGCGTCTGGCCCGAGTTGCCCTTGATCACGCAGATCCGGTCCTTCTTCAGCGCGGCGAGCGCCTTGAGGCCGGCGTTGACCGCCGCGCGGATCGAGTTGCCCGGGTCGTCCGTGAACACGGTTCCGGGGCCCTTCTCCGCCTCGACGAGCGCCATGCCCTTGTCGCCGGTCCCGGCCGTGCCGACATACTCGGCCGACGTGATCGAGCCGCCGTCGCCGCCGCCCGCCATCGTAAACGTCCCGTTATCGGGGCGCCCCGGCGTGCCGGTGAGCGTGATCGCGCCGACGAGCCGGGCTTGCGAGAGGTCCGGCGTGCTGTTCGTGCCCACCCCCGAATAGTTCAGGTTTTTGAAAAAGTCCTCGGTGGTGCCCGAAGCGCCGGTCACCGAGACGGTCATGTTGAAGTGGTTCGCGTCGCCGTCGCTCGGGTCCGAGACGACGATCGAGATCGAGTTGCCGGCCGAGCCCTTGTATTTCGCATCGACCGTGATGCAGGGCACCGCCGTGTCGTTGAGCACCTTCGTCGCTTTCGCCGGAGCGGTGGGGCCGAGCACACGGCAGATCCGGAGGTCAGCCCACGCCTTCCGGATCGTGGCGAGGTAGCCCGAGCCGGTGTGACTCATGCCCGGAGGCGCGAAGGTCAGCATGCGGTCCGCCGGATCGGTCGGCGCGTAGACCACGCCGTCCGGTCCCCAGGGGAACTGCCCGATCAGCCAGACGCGCCCCGTGCCGGCGGCGCGGACCACAGCGGGAGGCGTGCGCTCGATCGCGAAAACGTCGTGGCGCGTGACGGAACTGGTCGAGGAAACGAAACCGCCCATGGTGCTTGGCTCCTGTAGGTGTGCTCGGGGTGATGCTAGCGCTCGAACGGGTGGGCTGGGAAGTTATGCCACCGCGCCGGAACCCGAGCACGCGAACGGCGCTAGGGCTGCGGCAGCCGCGCCGGTCAGCCCGGTCACGGCGAAATACTCTCGATCCGGCTCGGCCTCGAACGCCTCGGGCGTCTCGCCGAGCGCCACGGACAGGGCGATCTCGGCCATGCGCGGGCTCTCCGCCACGACCTCCAGGATCGCCTGCGCCTCGCCAGGGTAGGTCGCCCGGTACTCTCGGGCCCGGAGCGCCTCGCCGTCCGTGTCCTCCGGCGCGTCGAACGTGAACTCGGCGAACCCCTCGTGGCCCGTCTCCGGGTCGAGCGCGAGCAGCACACCGTCCCGCACCGGCATCGAGCCGGCGAGCCCGAGCGTGACGGACGGCCCGGCGTGGAGCGCCTCGTCCAGCGCCGCTCGGATCGCCTGCCGGTCCACCGCGGAGGTGGCCCACACGTCGAGCTGGATGCCCTGCGTGCACGCCTTGACTCGCCAGCGGTAGCGGCGGCGCACCGGGTCGGCCGGCACCAGCTCCTCGTAGTCCGTGACGCTGAGGTCCACCTGAGCGTCGGCCCGCGGCCCCGCCGTGATGACGGAGACGGCGCGCTGCGCCAGCGGCTGGTCCGGGTCCGGCCAGTCCGGCGTCACGATCACGCCGTCCAGCCGCTCGTCCATCGCGGTCTGGAGGTAGGCGGCGAGCGCGGCCACGCAAGCGTCTTGGATCGCGAGGGCCACGCTAGTCTCCTCCGCCGCCGCCGCTAGCGGCCTTCTCCGCCGCGTCGAGCGCCCTCCGGATCTCCACGTCCAGGATCAGCTCGACGGCGAAAACGGAGCCGCGCATGTACCAGTGCGGCTTCGTCCCGTGCTTCGCGATCGCCGCCTGGATCGCCCGAGCCACGGCCAGGGGAGCCTCGACGGAGGTGGCGCCGCCGCCCCAATCCGCGTAGCCCGTCGCGACGCTGTGCGCCTTGATGGCTCCTGCGACCGCTCCGGCGTGGAGCTTCGTCGTCGTGCCGGGGAGCCTGGATTGCCGCTTCGGCGTGGTGAGCCCCTGCATGCCGCGGAGCTTGACCCACTTCAGGATCGGGGCGAGCGGTGGCCAGTGCGGCCGAGAGCCCGTCTCGACCGGCGCGGCGTGCGGCGCGTCGGCCACGATCCGGTGCCCGTCCATCTCCCGGACGCTGTTCCGCAGCTCGCCGAACGCCACCGGCACGTTCCGCCGGACGAACCTAGCGCCCTGCGTCGCGGTGCGGCGCACCGCCTTCTCCACCGCCTTCTGGCGCCCCCGCAGGTCGCGCCGGATCACGGTGTGAAGCTCGCCGAGGCTCTTCACCTTGATCTCGGGCATTACCGCCTCCGGCCGGCGCGCCCGAGCGCTCCGTGTCGCGGCGGTTCGGTGGTGCCCACCGGGAGGGCCCGCAGGGCGCCGCCGCCGCTGCCGGCGAGCGCGCCGACCCGAGGCGCCCCAACGTACCACGGCCAGGACGGAAGCGCGCTCAGGTACGGCGCCAGCGCGCCGCTCCGGAGCAGCGCGGCGATCCCTCGCATCCCCTCGGTCACGGGCTCCTCCGGGTCCGCCGGAGCACCATGGTCCAGGCCACCGGATCCGACGTGTCGAGCCGCACCAGGGCGAAGACGCCCTCGATGCCGCCGCTCAGCACGTAGGTCACCTCCGTGTCGCGCTGCCCCGCCTCCAGGGCTCGCGCTGGGTCGAGCTGCTCCGCCGAGTAGCCGCCGCCCGTGTAGGCCGGCACCAGGTCGCGCACCCGCACGTCCTCGTCCCGGAACAGCCCACCCGAGGCTCCGATCTCGCGCGCCGAGATCTGCTCGACCGGGAAGATCTGCGGCAGCACCAGGTCGGAGTCCTCCGAGACGCCCTTCCCGATCGCGCCGCCGCTCCAGACCGTCTTCCGGACCGTGACCTGCGTGGTCGCGTTGAGCGCGGAGACGGCCGGGCAGGAAAGCGCCGCCTCGGCGCAGTGCCGGAGCGCGTCGAGGTTCACACGCTCCTCCACGCCTGGGCCGCGTAGCTCCGCGAGAACGTCTCCGTGCCCTCCAGGATCGCCGGGGAGCTGAACACGTCCCGGACCGGGCGCGTCGAGAGCGTGTCGGCGAGGTAGCCGACGAGCCGCCGGCCCTCCGACTTGAGCCCGAGCATGGCGCGGAGCGGGTCCACGACGATCTTGTTGACCTGGCCGAGCCCGAGGCAGTCCCAGAGCGCCTTCAGCTTCGCCTCGATGGAGGCCAGGTCGGTCAGGTAGGACTTCACGGCAAGCTCGCTCGTGTTGTCCGGGCGCGTCCCGCCGTCCGCGACGCTCTGGATCGTCGTGATGGCGTTCTCCAGCGACGGGTCGGCCTGGAGGAAGATCGCGGCGAAGCCGAGGTACCTCCGGATCGCGACTCGATCAGACTCGGTGAACGCCATCCCGCGCCTCCAGGATCAGGGGCCGACGAGCTTGATCGACTCGCCGCCGAGCGCCCCGTTGATATGGGCGTTCAGGTCCGTCTTCAGCTCGTTCAGGAGCGTGTTCAGCGTGCCTTGGCTGCTCGCGTCCGCCGCCGCGATCGTGTTCGTCGCGTCGTTGTTGAAGTGGACGTTTGCCGCGGCGATGTGCGTCCCGTAGTCACCCTTGATCTCGTTCGCCAGGGTCTGCGCCGTGGCGAGATCGGTGGCGACCGGCGAGGAGAGCACCGGAGACACGGCCGAGTTGTGCGCGAGCGCATCGACGGCGTGCGCGTTGTAGACCTCGGCGATCTGGTTCACCAGGACGAGCGAGGTGGCTAGGTCCGTCGCGTTCGGCGCCGTCACCTGGAGCGCCGAGGCGCCGGGCGGGTCCGAGACGGCGGCCGGCACGCCCGTCTTCGTCACGTGGAAATTGGAACCGACGCTCAGCTCTCGGAGCTTGTTGAGCTGATCGACGACTGCGGCGAGAACCGCGCTGGAGCCTTTGCGAGCGATGATCATGGGAGCCCTCGTAGTTTCGGAAGTGCTCGGGCCGCCCCGGGCCTCGACGAGCCGCGCCGCGCCAGCGAGGCGGGGGGGGGGTTCGCTGGATCGGCGTGCTGCATCTCGGACTCCGGGGCGGCCTTTGCGTTGCGTGGTGTCGCTGTCGGGAGGAGAGCGAACCTAGCTCTGGTCGGCGGCCTTCTCCGCCTTCTTGCCCTTCTTCGTCTGCTGCGCCTCGACGGCTTCCGCCGCCGCGATGGTGCCGTGGGCGACGAGCAGCGCGGAGTCCGCGACCTGCTTCGCCGCGAGCGCCTGCGCCGCCGCCTTCTCCGCCTCGCGCTTCGCCGTCTCGTTCGGATCGAGGCTCGGGTGGAGCGGCACGCGCTCGCCGTTTTTCACGAGCTGCGGGGCGCGGCCCGAGACGACGATGCCGTTGCGGATCACCTGGATCGTCTCGTCCAGGCTGCTCGGGAGCTGCACCGTCTCGCCGGGCTGCCACTCGATGATGTCGAAGCCGGGATCGGGCGGAGCGCCGCGCCGGACGATCTTGGGGTGCCGGAAGATCCGGACCTTGATCACGTGGTTCGTCGGGTTCGTCCAGAGCGTGAAACCGTGAGCCCCCACCGTGCGATATGCCTGTTCCGTGTGCATTTGCCTTCTCTCCTCCACTTGGGTTGTCTGCTGAGCGCGCCGAGCCCGCGCGCCCTCCGGACCGCTCCGGGTGGCGCGCGAGCGTCGAGCGCTACGAGGCTCACGCCTCGCTGATGTCCTCGATCACGACGAAGGCGTTCGGGCGGGTGATCTTCATGCAGATCTCCACGCTGAGCGCGAACTTGATCGAGTTGCCCGTCTTGGCGAGCGGGATGATCTCGAACGGGATCGAGGTCGCGGTGGCGCGAGTGCCGGGAGTCCCGCCACCGTTGCCGCCCGAGAGCATCTGCATGCGCTTCATGATGCCCTCGCGGTCCGCGCCGAGCGCCGGCAGGAACTCGATCACGGGCTCCGCCGCCGCCATGATGAGCTTGCCGCTCGGGGCGTCCTTGTCGCGGAGCACCGGAGCGCCCTGGTAGAACAGCTCGGTGGCACCGGCCTCGTAGCGGAGCGGTCCGCGCCCGTCCGTCGAGAGCCGGCGGACCTCCTCGAACAGCCCGCTGTACTTGCGGCGGACGCCCGAGCTGCCCATCAGCCAGAGCGGGGAGCGCCCGCACTTCTGGAAGAGCTGCTCTTCGGCCTGGTTCAGCAAGTCGATCGTGAGGGCTCGCGGCACCGCGCCGTTCGCCAGCACGGTGGACTTCCACTCCGTGTAGGTCGCGCGGTTGATGTTCGCGTAGGTGCCGGCGTCATCGAGCGCGCCGCCGTAGAAGCCGACGAGCGTGTTGTTGCCCGAGCCGTCCGTGCCGTCGCCCAGGAAGGCGTCAACGTTGATCTTGCTCGCGAGCTGCTGCCCCTTCAGGAGCAGGCGATCGCCGAGGATGTCCACGAGCGCCTCCGGAGTGCCGATGCTCGACGCCGCGGCCTTGACCTCCGTCTCGCTGAGCTTGAACGCGGCGCGGTAGAGCGCCCACGAGAGCGTGGCCGGGACCGGCACGTCCGTCGTGAACTCGCCCTCCGCCACGTCCGAGCCCTCCGCCACGGAGTCGGCGGTGCCGGAGCCGGAGAACTCCACATCCCACGCGCAATTTTTCCCGCGCCCGGGCTTGGCTTCCATGCGGGCGAGCATGGTCGCCTCGCGGTTCATCTGGTGGTAGAGCGGTTCCGCGAACGTCTGCGCGAGAGCGCCCGCAACGGCAGCAAGGTTTTCGAGAGCCACGGTGGTCTTACCTGGCTCGGGCAGAGGGGTTCAGGGACTCAGCCTTGATTCAGGATCCCCATGAGGGCGGTCCCGATCTCGGCCTTGGACGGCGGGGCGGCCCCGTTCGCGTCCTGCGTCTTCTTCCGCACCGCGGGAGGCGTGCCCGAGCCAGATGCGCCCCGGGGTGCGAGGTAGAGCTTCGCTTCGTCGCTCTTGGCCCACTCCGCCACGCCCGTCTCCAGGTCCACCAGATCCTTGCCGTCGTTGAACACCGGCTCCTCGCCCTCCCAGCGAACCCGCTTCGCAGCATCGACCAGGTAGCCGACCGCGTGCTGCGCTCGGACGCCCTCGATCTCGTGCTTTGCAAGGTGCTCGCTCAGCACAGCGCGGAGCTTCACTTCGCGCTGCTCTCGCTTTACGGCCTCGGCCTCGGCCTTGGACGCTGCGAGCTGCTGGTTCAGCGCGTCGAGCTGCTTCTGCATCCCGGCGAGCTGGGGGTGGGTCGTGTCGTCCGGCTTGCCGTCGCCGCCGGGCGGAGGATTGGTCTTCAGCGCGTCTTGGACCTGCTGGACGATCGAGGCGGTTGTCGCTTCGAGGGTCTTCGCGATCTTCGACTCGAACGCCTTGATCCGTGCGCCGACCGTCTTGTTGATCAGCTCGTGGATCTTGGCTTCCGTGAGGGCTCCGGCGCCTCCGTCCAGCGGGCCATTCGGCTGACCCGTGCCAGTGCCGTCCCCGTCGCCCTCGTCGGTGCCATCACCCACCCCGCCCCGCAGGTCGCGAAGCAGGCCCCGCCAGAAGCCCTCCGTGCGCGTCTTGAACGTCATGCGCCGGAGTATCCACGGCGAGGGCTCGGAGCGCAAGCGGAGGCTCAGCGAGCGCCCGGCGGCCGATCGATCCCGGTGGGCAGATTTGGGTAGGCTGTCCCCGGCGCCGGCACGACGATCTGGCGCCGGATCTGGCGGCCCTCGACGCTCAGCGAGCGGTTCGGCCGGGGCGGCGGAGCCGCGTAGTCGCTCCGGTCCCCGTAGAGCCGGCGGGTCAGCGCCTTCGGCGATCCCTCGTCCATCGTGTCCCGGATGAAGCCGCCGACGTGCCGGCGGCCCTCCGCGACGTTCAGGGAGGAGCCGCGGAAGTAGTCCCGCACGTCGGCCTTCAGGGCGTCATAGTCGAGCTGCATCCCGGGCAGCTTCGCGGCGTGCGCCTCCGGGACGAACACGGTCAGCTCGACGCACCGGCACCGGGTGTGCAGCGGCACGGTCCGCCCCTCCGGCCACGGAGCGCCGACCGGCACCATGGTTCCGTCCGCCGAGGAGCAGACCGGGCAGGTCCGGCGGTCCAGGATCGCGGACCAGACCCGGAACGTCCCTGCGAGCCAGCCGTAGGGCAGGCGCGTCTCCGGCTCCCGGGTGTCCGGTGGCATGGCTCGCGGCGGCGCGCCTCCGCCGCCCGGGAGCGGCGGGACGGGCTCGGCTGGAGCCGGCGCGGCGGCCCGGTACGGGTCCCGGGTCTGGGCGAGCACGCTCTGCCACGCCGCGGCGCGCCCGGCCTGGTACGCCTCGGCGGCGAGCACGCTGGCGTTCAGCCGGAGCTTGGCTTCTGGGAACGCGGCGCCGAGCGCCTCGGCCGCCCTCTGCCCCGGCTCGCGCTTCCCGAGCGCCGAGGTGGCCCGGGAGCGGAACGCCGCGACGACGCTGGCGGCGACGAGCGCGGCGGCGAGCAGATCGCGCTCGGGCTCCGGCTCGGGGCGAGGCTCCGGCACGACGGCGCCCGCCCCTTCGCGCTCAGACCAGCTTCGGATCACGGACAGCTCGCCGTCCACGGCCCGCTCCGAGAGCGTGCGAGCGCGGAAGCGCGCCAGCACGACGGCGCCCTTCAGCTCGTCTTCGAGTCGGCGCGACTCCTCCAGCACGGCGCCGAGCGCGAGCCGGTCCGCGTCGGCGCCCTCGACTCCGACGAGCCGCGCGACGAGCCGCGCCGTGGCAGACTCGGCGGGACGCCAGAGCCCGTCGAGCGCCATCGCCTCCGCCGCGATCAAGCGCTCCGCCGCGTCCTGCGCCTGCGCGCCGAGCCGCTTCCGGGTCCGCGCGGTCAGGCCTCGGACGATCACCGGAGCACCACGGCCAGAAGCTCGCTCGGGCTGAGCCCGCCGCGCTCCGCGAGCCTGGTCAAGCTCTGGGGGCCGCCCGCCCCGAGGAACTCGGGATGGAGATCGACGAGCCTCACGGCGGCCACCGCGTCGAGGCGAGCCCGAGCAGCCAGTGGTAGTGCTGGAGCTTCGAGCGGATCCGTTCGGAGAGGTAGGCGATCAGGATCACGGCTTCGACTCCGGCGGCTCGTCCTCGTCCTCGTCCTCGTCCTCGTCAGGCTCCTCGCCTCCGGGCGGCGGCTGGTGCTTCAGGAGCGCCTCGACCGGATCGGCGATCTCCGTGATGCCCTCCTGGATCTCCTTCTGGATCTGCGCCTTGTCCTGAGGCGAGGCGTTCGGCGCGAGCGCGAGCGCGACGCGCGTCTTGTAGGTCCGTGCGAACGTCACGCTCGGGATCGCCAGCGTGTCTACGTCGATCGCCTCCTTCACCAGCTCGCCGCGGTCCTCCAGGTCGAAAGTGTCGATGCCGTGCGCCGTCCAGGCCACGTCCTCGCCGCGCGCCTCGCTCAGCGTGCGGTATACCTTCTCGGCGAAGCTCTTCACGTGCGTGCCGAGCGCGCGGAGCACCTGGATCGTTGCGTTGCGGTCCTCCCGCTTCGACTCGCCGCTCCGCCCGACCACGGCGCCCGTATTCGCGAGCGAGAGCGCCATGACGGAGAGTGTCCGGTGGATCTCGTCGCGCACCGCGTCTCGCTCCTTCGCGCTGATCTCGTAGGCGCGGCCGGACGGGCCGGCGAACCCGATCTCGTCGTCCGAGCCGATCGCGACCCAACCGGCCTGGCGAGCCCGATCCGTGAACGCCGCGCCGCGGTGCGGGTTCTGCTGCGTCTCGCTCGGGAGCGCCTCGCCCATCGCCGGGACCTCGGGCCCTCGCTTGATGAACGGGACCTCGACGAGCCCGCGCGTGATCGCTCCGCCCAGCTCGGAGCGGCGGCGGAAGTGCTCCTCGGCGAGCGGCCCCGCCTTCTCGCCGGCCCAGAGCGGCTCGGGCAGCTCCAGGATCACGATCGGGATCTGCCGGAAGCTCGTCGGAACGTCCTCGGAGACGGGCGGGATCTCGTCGTCGGGCCGCAGCTCCGGATCGTCCGGCTTGCGCGTGATCTGGTACTCCGACCACGTGACCGCTCCGGTCGCCTCGTCGCGCCGCCAGAGCTTCCAGCTCCAGCGCTCCGCGCCGGTCGCCGCCTCCTCCAGCGAGCCGCGCACCTTCTCCCGCGTCGCCACGACGGCCCAGGTCAGCTCGCCCGAGGCGTCCTCGCCCCAATTCGGCATGGCGGAGAGCGGTAGCGGCACGACGTAGCCCCGGCCCGCGCCGGTCGCCTCCTCGTCGGCTCGGCTCACGAACGGCCCGGCGGCAGTCGGGAGATCCACGCAGAGCAGGGCGCGGCGCTGGAGCAGCGCGTCGGCCGTTGCCTCCTGGATGACCGAGGAGAAGCTGCGCCCGGTCAGATCGGCGTCGCGGCCGAACTCCACCCAAAACGCGCCCGGCGCCTTGCCGCCCGGCGTCCCGGCCTTGTCCGCGTCAGCTCCCGGAGCGACGGCGAGCGTGGTGGAGAACAGCGAGCCGGTGATGTACCCGATGACCGGGGCGAGGTGGTTCACGTAGCTCGCGAACTTCATGCGGTGCTGATACCGCTCAGGCGTCTCGCCGGGCGTCTGCGGGACGAACATGTGAGCGCACCGCAGGATCGCGTACCCGCCGCGGAACAGGAGGGCGAGCCGCCGGATCTGCTCCGCGTCGAACTCGGGATGGGTCGCCGAGAGGGTTCCGAACTTCACCTTGTGCCTCCGCGGCGAGCATAGCCCCGGGCGAGCCGCCGGCCTAGAAGCGCCGCTCCGGGCCCGGAGGGCGCTTCTCCGCCTCGTAGGGCAGGCCGCAGCCCATTGGGGGCGGAGGACAGCCACCGGGCGGTCTGGCGTGGGGCATCCCGTAGCACGCCTCGCAGTGCTTGCTTCGTCCGCGGCGGCGTCGCGGCGTCGCGTCCCGGATCTCTTGGCACGCCTTACACCTCGCCTGGAGCCCGTCCTTGCTCTTCGCGCTCCGCCAGAACTCGGAGAGCGGCTTCGAGCCGCGGCACGCCGCGCAGCGCTTCAGGCCGGCGGGAGCCACTCGTCCTCCTGTCTCGCGCGCCGGAGCGGGAGCGTCGTGATCGCGGTGTGCGCTCCGGAGAGCGAGTCCACCTGGTCGTCGTGCGGGCCGTCCGGGAACTGCTCCAGCTCCTGGAGCCACGTTTCGAGCCAGCGCCCCGCCACGACGCGCACGTTGCCCGCCTTGGCTTGCGCCGAGACGGGGCCGGCCCTCCGGACCTTCGAGCCGGTGGGCGGGTAGAGCCGGACCTCGAAGCCGCGGGCGCCGAGCGCGGAGGCGTAGGCGTGCGCCTCGAACTTGCCGGCCGCCGCCGGGTCCTGCTCAACACACACGATCGTGCCGCGCCCGTCCGCCTCGGCCGTCGCGAGAATCGTCCGGAACACGTCTCCGGGATCCGCCTGGAGCCGCACCACGTCCTCGACCGTGAACTTGCCCGAGCCGTTCCACGAGTAGCGCGTCCCGACCGTCCAGTCCGGCCCCGACGTGCCGCCCTTCTTCCGGAGCCGGAGCGAGGCGGCGTCCACCTTGACCTCGGTGGCGGCGCGATCCCAGTACCGGACCCGAGCGAGAGCTTGCGGCGCGACCTCCAGCGGCTCGGCGAACCAAGCGCGCTTGAACATGAGCCCGGCGCCCGGCTTGATCAGCCAGTTCCCGTAGCGGAGCTGGGCGACTCGCACCGGGTCGTTGTCGTGCAAGCGGTGCTCGTAGCCCGGATCGTTCTGCATCAGGGTCGGGTTGTCTTCGAGCCGAGCCCGGATGAACGTGCGCGTCTCGGCGCCTCGCGTGCCCGGCGGCACGTACTCTTCGCGACCGTCCTTGTCGTGCAGGACCCAGAGCACCTGCCCGCTCGCCGCTGGCGGGATCCGCTCGCCGCTCGGGTCGTAGCGCTCGGGAAGGCCCGAGTGCTCGCACTTCGGATCGAGCCACGGCGCCCAGCGCTGGAAGACCCACTCATGCCCTTCGCCGCCCGGGTTCGTCGTCGCGCGGACCCGGCGAGGCAGGCCCTCGACGCTGGAGCGGACACGACCGATCAGGGCGCGGTATTGGTTCCGCGTGAACGTCGTCAGCTCGTCGAAGCAGAGGACCGGGATCTCCTGGCCAAGCCACGACTCGTAGTCCAGCTCCGCCTCCATCGCGCCGTATCGCACGATCGCGCCGGACGGGAACCGCCACTGCGGGTAGGGATTCGCGACGAAGCGCGCCTCGGGAAACGCGCCCTTGTAGATCCGTTGCGACAGGGCGAGGAGCGGCTGAAGCTCCGGAGCCGTACGCCGGAACGTGACGGCGTAGAGCGCCGGGTTGTCAGCCCAGCGGAGCGGCATCGCGACGATCGCCATGCTCTTCCCGCCGCCGGCCTCGCCGCCGTAGAGCACCTCAAAGCAGCTCGACGCGAGGAACCGGGCCTGAGGTCCGTCGTGCGCCCGGAACGTGACGGGGCGCTCCGGCTCCGGGAGCTTCTCAGCCGCGCCCATTCCCGTTGCTCCCGCCGTTCAGGCGCTTCGGTTCCGCGACCTCCGTCCCCGTCGTCTCGACGCTCGGCGGCGGGTCCTCGGGCGGCAGGATCACGACGCCGGAGACGATCGTGCTGCCGCCCGCCATGATCGGGATCGTCACGTCCACGTCCGGGCGGAGCAGGCCGAGGAGCTTGGCTTGCAACTCGTAGGCCTTCAGCGCGGTTTGGTAGTCCGGATCGGGGACCGTGATCTCCTCGTACCGGACGCGCCCGCGCGCATCAGTCACGCGCCGGGTCCTCGCCTTCGTCTTCAGCTCCGCGCGAACCCGAATCGCCTCGATCCCGGCGCACATCCGGGTCCGGATCTCGTCCTCGTCACCTCGGGACACGCGGCGCAAGATCCGCGACGCTTCGGCGGCGAGTCGCTCCACCGTCGTGATCGTCAAGCTCCACTCGGCGGCGAGCGCGCGGTGCGAGCGCCCGGGCACCCATGTCCCGGTCGTCATCATGTCCATGATCCGATCGACCCGCTGCTCCGTCTCCGTCTTCGCGGTTCGGTCGCGGCGGTTCGCGCGGCGCATCGCGCGTGGCGAGGTCACGGCAGGTCGAGCAGCTTGTGGAGCTGAAGCCCTAGCCGCCAGCCCGGGTTTCGGTGGACGAACGCGAGGCACTCCTGGATGGTAGCGCGAACGCGCTCGGGTTCGCCTGCCCGCAGATCCGTGTCTTCGACCTCCAGGCTTCTCGGCGGGTCTTGGGGCTGGACGAAGCGGAACCTGGACTCGATCGTGCGCTCCAGGTCGAGCAGCTCCGCCTCGGTCCAGCCGGGCAGCACCACTTTCAGGTCGGTGCAGCGTCGAACCAGGACGGGCGGGCCCTTCTTCGGGCTCAGCGTGACGTGATCCAGAAGCTCCAGGGCTGCGTTCTGCTGCGTCCCGTTCGTCTCGATGGCCAGACGCCAGGCCCGGGCTCGAAACGCAGCCACCAGGGCAGCATCGAGCTGCAACGAGGGTTCCCCGCCGCTCAGGACCGCCCACCGTTCCTGGTCGGGCTCCGGCCAGGCCTCGTCGCACCGATCCACGATCTGCTCGGCGGTGAGGCGGGTCCCTCCGGTGAACCGGGTATCGCACCAAAGCGCGCACGCCCCGGCTCCGGTGGCTCGGCCCTCGGGGCGACCGTTCCAGAGGTTGCAGCCGGCGAAGCGGACGAAGACGGCCCGAGTCCCGGCCCGGCTCCCCTCGCCCTGGAGCGTCAGGAACGTCTCCACGATCGAGTAGGTCACGCTTTCCACTCCGCGACGCAGTTAGGCGTCTCCCAGCACCGGACGCTTCTCACGGCGAGCCCTGGGAGCAGGGACTGGGCGATCTGGGCGACGTGTCGCGCCAGGTTCTCCGCGGTCGGCGAGAACGCGACCTCGGCGTGCCGCAGCTCCAGCTCCCGGAGCGAGACGAGTAGCGGATCGCCGGTCTGGCAGATGAAGGCGTGATCCCAGTGCTCGTCGAGCCACGCCCCGACGCGCTCCTTGATCACGCTGAAGTCCACGACCCGCCCCACCGCGTCCAGCTCCGCCTCCACCGTCACCTCGAAGGCGTAGCGGTGCCCGTGGGCGTGCCGGCACTTCCCGTCGTGGCGGAGCAGGCGGTGCCCCGCGTCGATCTCGATCCGTCGAGTCGCCGTGATCACGACCGCTTCGCCTTTCCCGCCGCCTTGAGCGCGGCGACGAACGCGGCGCTGGCGTTTCCCGGCCCCGTCATCCCGAACCGCTTCAGCACTCCAACGCAGAGCGTGGCGTCCTCGTCCGTGCCCACCTCGAACTTGAACCGGCGGGCCAGGACGCCGAGCTGCTGGTCGAGCGACGCTCCCCCAACGTCCGGGCGCGTCGGCTCGGCCATGAGCCGGCCCAGCTCCTCCAGCTCGTCCTGGGCGAACCCGGTCAGCCGGAGGTCCTCCTGGTCGATCGCCGCGACCATCGTGCCGAGCTTCGTCCAGTCGAAGTCGCCGTGGATCCGGTTCAGCGCCAGGTTCAACGCGCGCGTCTTCGACTCGCTGAGTCCGGCGATCCGGACCACAGGGATCTGCGTCGCGTCAGCAGCGGCGCCGAGAAGCTCTCGTAGCGCAGCGACTCGCTGGTGACCGCCGATGATCGTCCCGTCCTCTTCGCGGACCACGACGGGCTCCACGAAGCCGTAGGTCTGGATCGAGAGCTTCAGCGCCTCGAAGTCCTCACGGCTCATCAGCCGCGGGTTGTACGTCGCCGGCTCCAGCGCTTCGACTCGTAGTGCGCTCGTCTGGTGGATCTCAAGTCCCGGTTTCTGCTTCTTCGCCATGATTCGCCTCCCGCGCGGTCAGCCACGCCTCCAGCCTGCTCCACGACGCAATCGTGGCGCCCACGATCCGCTCGCGCTTGTAGCGCGTATTCATCACCTCGCTCGGGGTCAGCCCGTACTGCCCGAGCACCTCGCGGTGGCGCATCAGGTCGGCCCGCTTCCGCATGTCCACCTTCTCGACCCGCCCGGTCCTGGAGTTGAATAGAACGAGCATACCGAAGCGCACCGAGGCGGCCCACGACGACGAGTCCACGCTGTACCAGGGGAACGGAAGGATCAGGGGGAGCGTCGTCATGCCGAATCCGTGGACCTTGACCCCACTCGGGATGCGCGCGAACGATTCATCGAGCCACGCTCGGAGCAGCTTGGGTTGACGGATGAACGGCACCATGCCGCCCAGCGCGATGTAGGGTAACCGGGTCGCCCAGTGCTCCAGGAACTCCCACGGCTCGCCGAAGTGGAACACCGGCAGAACCGCCCGTCCCTTGATCTGGGCCAGCATCGTCTCGGTCGCCGCCGCGGTCGCCTCCGCGTCTCCGATCACGTCCGGAGCCGCACACGCGGTGAACCTGTCGCCCCACCGCGCGATCCATTCGATGTACTGCTGCGGCTCGATCGGTTTCCCGAGCGATGCGGCGCTGTAGGCGCCGGAGTCCGCGAATACGTCCAGCGTCGGGCAATCGAAGGCGTCGAGCAGCGCTCCGATGTCGGCTCCGTCGAAGTAATGATAGCTGAACAGCATCCGAGGCGGTTCGCACCTCGCGCTTGCGACCCCACGCTCTCGCGCGTGGGGTCCAGCGTTCGAGCCTTCGGCCGAGCCGCCGGCGACCAGATAGGCCTTCATGTCTTCGTTCGCCCCTCCCGTGGCGAGGTAGATCCGCACATCACACCGCCGGGTCGGCGAAGCCAGCTTCGGCGAAGCCC